GACATACTTTAATCACCCAGTGAAAGCCGTTCACATAGCTGCAGGTAACGATTCAACAGTGGATGCATCTACATCATACACTTTCACGGACGCGTCTATGTTTATTAACGGTGTTCCACTCTTTGAAAATATGACAGGTGAATACCACAGAAACGTTGTTCCATCGAGACACTGTTCAATTCTTAACAATACGGTCGATTCAGAACAAATATATACATGGCCATTCTGTCTTACCATGAACAAGTCTCAACCAACGGGTACCTTGAACTTTTCGAGAATCGATAACGCGAAGATAAATATTAATGGTCCAGCGAGTGCGAACCTTGATATGATTCGCGCGTATGCGGTCAACTATAACATTCTCAGGATTAAGAATGGTATGGGTGGTATCGCATTTGGAAACTAATTTTTAATTTAGTTCGTACCCGAAGATCCGAAGCCACGTTCACCCCGCTTTGTCTCTTTTAATTCATCGACTTCCTCAATAAGTGGTGTTTCACACTTTTCCAAAATCAATTGGGCGATTCTATCGCCTTGTTTAATTTCGAATGGTTCACTCCCGTGATTAAACAAGATAACCTTCAATTCACCCGTATAATCTGGATCAATAACACCAGCCCCCGTTTGAATACCGTGTTTTACACTTAATCCAGATCTGGGTGCAATACGACCATACACACCAGTAGGAATTGTTGCACAAATACCCGTACTTACGATACCACGTTCACATGCATTAATCGTCATATTTTCCATACTATACAAATCGTACCCGACCGAACCAGGAGATGCACGCGTCGGTAAAGTTGCTTCGAGAGTTAATCGTTTAATTCTAAGTGTTTCCATGTTTTTTTTATTATTCTAAGAGTTGTTTCTTTAAAACCATTTAAAATAGTGTAGCATATAATTAGAAATGAGTCTTAAGATTATTATGGGTAACATGTTCTCCGGAAAAACGTCTGAACTTATCCGACGTTTAAAACGGTACCGCGTTATAGGTAAAAAGATTCTCGTTATAAACTCAAAAAAGGATACGCGCGCCTCCGAAGACGTTTTACGTACCCACGATAATGTTCGTTTCGATTGTATAAAAACAAATAGTCTCGAAGAAGTCGATTTTTCAGATGTCGACGTTATAGCCATAGACGAAGCTCAGTTTTTTACGGGTCTTAAAACGTTTGTTGAACGCGTTCTCGATTCGGGTAAAACGATTTTACTCGCGGGGCTCGATGGCGATTACAAACAAAGAAAGTTTGGTGAACTCATAGATTGTGTACCTCTCGCCGATAAAGTGTTTAAAATATCGGCGATGTGTATGGAGTGTATGGACGGTACACACGGACCGTTTACAAAACGTATTGTTCAAAACGATGAGCTTGAACTTGTCGGTGATCATAACATGTATAAAGCGGTATGTAGAAAACATTTATAAGGAACAATGCATTTAAAAGAATTAAAAAATTACGTTCATATTTTACAAAAGGAAGTAAATTTACTACCAGAAACTTTCATACGAGACGATCCTCGTAAAGAAGGTGAATGGGTTGGTTCCGAATATCTAAAACAGGTTATGATGTTATACACAGACGGTAAATGTGGATGGTTGAAAGGTGGACAAGATCATGTTCAGGAATCATGGGTAAGTTGGCCACTCATATGGGGTGGTAATTTCATTACGAGTAATTGTAATTTATGTCCAGAAACAACAAAACTCTTATCTTCGATCGATGGTATACATGTAGCTGGGTTTTCATTAATGAAAGGGGGTGTAAAACTCAAAGAACACGTTGATTATGTAGGTGATGATTATATATTTACATATCATTTAGGTATTAAATGTCCAAAAAACTGTATACTTCATCATATAGAACTAGGTGAGGTTACAGAAGAAAATGGTAAACATATAATCATGAATGCTCGTAAAAAACACTGGGCGGAAAATCAATCGGACGAGGATAGAATTATTTTATATATGGAAATTTATAAAACCGATTAATATCTAGAATAAGTACGACCCGTTTTTGTTCGTCGGTTTTATCAACGCGGTGGTACCTCGCGTGATCAAAAAGAACATCTTCACCGGATTTATGTTGATGAATATCAAACTCCGTGGTAAGATTACTTGTTCCTTCGAGTGTTAAGTGGTACCGTAACTGTAAATTACTCTCGGCCCGATGTGCTGATATAGACATTGGTCCTTCCATGACCGCAATCATGGCATGATCAACACACGGTATACTTTTTAAAAATGTGTATATGTTCGGAAAATCGTGTATTTTATAGTAATAATAATTTTGATTATATTCAAACCATGGATCGAGATCGTGGAAATACCATTTTTGTGCGTTTTTGTGTAACCCGTCGTATTCATCTTTTATATCGAAAAAGTGTTTTTGAACACGCCAAAGGCCTGGAAAATCGTCGACCGAATAGTGTGGCTTATAAAAAAATAAGTCTACGAGTGAGTTTCGTATACCGATGAGTGGACGTAAAGGTTTCTGAAAATAAAGTCTATCGATTGGATTTTTTAAATAATCGTTCAATAATAATATTATAGGAATCATGAAAACCCACATTTTTTTTGTGTATATATAATAAATGCCAGGTTATAAAAAAGAATACTACGCACCAGAACAAAACGATACAATCGATACGTTAGATAAACGGTTTCTTGGTTTGACCAATGTTCAAATTGGTTTGTTCACTTTACCAACACTCATCATTCTCACTTCAGTTATTCTGATTCTCATGAACAGAAAAGCCAGGAAAAACCCAGCGGTTTACGTTTCTTTAGCGATTGGTATACTTCATTTGTATCACCACTATACACTCGCAAGGTTACAAAATAAATATGTTCAATAATTATAGTATACATGCGTGTTCGTTTACGAAAAAGTCCGCGATTTGATAAAAAGTTTAGAGTTACGTTCGATGATGGTAAGATTGTTGATTTTGGGGCCAAGGGGTACTCTGATTATACACTACACAAGAACCCTTTACGTATGCGTATGTACGTCACGCGTCACGGTGGGTTTGTACCACACATGGTTCAAAAACAAACCGATTCTAAACTCATTCACAAAAACATGCTCGATGTTACACGAAGCGATAAAGAAAACTGGAGTAAATCAGGTTTGTATACCGCGGGGTTTTGGTCGAGATGGCTTTTATGGAGTTACCCTGAACTCGAAAGTGCAAAAAAGTTCATGTCTAAGAAGTTTGGTTTAACTTTTGTCTAATACCACGTCTTTCGAGGTTTGCTTTCAAAGCCGTCATTAAGTTTGCACGTGGGTCGCGTTTCACGGGACGTGGTGGGACCGGGGGTGCTGGTGGGACCGGGGGTGCTGGTGGGACTCGGGGTGCTGATGGAATGCGTTTTACAGAAACGCGGGGAGCTCTCGGAACAGATGGTTCCATGGTTTTCAGAAGTGATTTACACGTTCGTATAAGTTTTTTTGAATTACGAACCTGGATTTCCAAAGCTGGTGGTCGTCGTCGTTCAATTCTCATTTTAAGTTCCTTTTCGGATAGGGGAACACGTTTCCCTTTAATTTTTTTAGTCACACGAAGACCTAAACGTTTTGCTTCATTTTTTAAAGTATCTATCTTCATTTATAGTAACCAATATATTTTTCTTTGTTTACTATAAATGTCTAGTTGTGGACCTACTAATTTAGCTTCAACTTTGTGTTGTTGCTTGTGCTGTTTCTTTTTTGTATATAGACCTATATCAAGGGTTCCAGTGAAATCCCCACCTTTACTGTTATTGATGTTATGTGCATGCTGTGCTATGCTTTCACAAACCATAACAATGGGAAGTTGTGCATATAGATTTGTTGTTCCAGAAAAGAAAAAAGAAGATTAGAAAAAGTTATCCGTTCTATACAGTTTCGCCTGAAATGAACCCGTTTGTCCTAATACCGAAACGGTTTCATTTCCGTACAGTTCTTGACACCCTATATCGTCCATACAGTCCCGGTCATTAATCGTAACTGGAAGTGGGTACACTTGATCACCTGGTGTTGTCGTGTAATAATGGTATTGATCGCGTCTTCCACGAACTTCTTTACCGTATAAAGGTAAGGTTTCTTCATCTGGACCTACAAGAACCCCCATTTGTTGGACGTACCCGGGTTTGTACTCTTTAATTGGTGGTTTTCGAAACTCTCTTTCGACTGGTATCTGTACTGGAACTTCAACTGGTAAGGGCACAGGAACCTGTTTCTTAACTACGATTGGATTACGTATTTGGTATATAACTAAAGCAAAAAGAACCGCTAACGCAATAAACATAAGTTTTGTTTGCGTTTTGTTTTTGATCTTCATTTTATATATACCAATATTATTTAACGATACGTTTTTTGAGTTCATTGAGTGGACTCAAATCAATTCTATCGAGTCTATACTGAACAAGTAACCAAAGGAAAAATAAAATAGATTTTAAGAAATTATTTGCCTCGGTGTCGTCCATTTTGTATATGGGCCCCATTATACGTCCAAAAAACGTTTCTTCTTTACTATTTCCTGTTACAGCCATTTCCATTTGGGTCAGTGCACACGTATCGTCGTTCACGGACCAATGGAAAAATATAAACGGGACGAGAAGTGAGTAAAATTCGAGGTTTTGTTTGTTCTTCATGAATGGTACAACCAACATGGTTATGAAGAAAAGTAAGTGAATGAAGAATATAATGTTCATCTCTATTAGTATGAACGAAGAAAAGAAACTTCCGAAAATTTGGCACCCACAACAGGAGAAAATATTAAAGTCCTGGGGTGAAGCCGCTGCGTGTTATCGATACATGCACTACCAAGCGTACTGTTCATTTAAAAATCTAAGCATGAAATTTACCATACCCCTTATTATTGTAAGTACCATAACCGGTACAGCAAACTTTGCACAGGAAACGTTTCCACCTACGGTCCAACCGTACGTACCGTCGGCTATTGGTGGTTTGAACTTAATCACCGCCATTGCAACAACTATCATGCAGTTTCTCAAAATCAACGAACTCATGGAAGGTCACCGCGTCGCGTCGGTACAGTACGGTAAACTTTCGAGAACCATTCGTCTCGAGTTAACTTTACCTCTTGCTGAAAGAACACAAAACGGTACCGTCATGATTGAAAATATGCGCGCCGAATACGATAGACTTATCGAACAGTCTCCAAACGTACCCAAACAAATGATAGATGCATTTGAACGCGAGTTTCCAGACGATAATGCGTTTTTCAAACCCGAAATCATGCACATACAACCCATCATGCCATTCAAGGCCATACAGGAAAATAAAGTCATGACGAAACTCAAAGACGCGGTTGGTGGTGTTGCTAAGCGCGAACTTAAAAAAGAACTCGATGAAATACGAGGTATAAAAGGAACCGTTAAAGCTGATATAGAACGCATACAGGAACGTAAAAACGAAATATCCGATTTAAAAGATAAGGGACTCGTAAGTTTGAAAGGTGATCTCATGAAAGAACTCCGAAGACGAACTGAACTCATGGAAGTTGTTACAGAATCACCGAAAGACGATTCACAAGATACGCCACCATCACAAAAAGAGCAAGGTTAAAGATTGTAACACACATCAAATAAGGGAAAAGTTTCCTTTTTAAAGGGTCTAAAACGCGTTTCTGGAGTGTATTATTTTCCATAATAATATCTAAAGCCTGAGTAGCAAGATCGCTTTCTCCATTTTCATCGGACATGGATGCCTTCGTTACAATACATAAACAAAAAAAGGTTGGTACTATTTCGCTCCACGATCGCGAAATAAAAGAAATCACGTCTCTGTTAGAAAACGGTACCAATGTGTTTTTGTGTGGTGCGGCTGGTGTTGGGAAAACGTACATTCTGAATAAAATTCTTGACGAATCAAATAGTATAGAATTGTATGACGAAGTTTTACAGAAAAAAGACCTGTTTTTAAGTACGATAAAAAATTCGAACATGTATGCGTATATAGACGATTACGAGTCCGATACTGCATATAAAAGTATAGTCGAAACCGTCTGTAACGGAGGTCACATTACAAAAAAACCATTACTCGTCACGTCTAAAAACGTACACATGTTACCCAACTTCAAACTCGTGTTCGTACCAAAACGTAAACCAGAAACCATTCAGTGGTTAAATAAAAACCATCCACGATCGAAAATAGCGTCCGAACAGTGTAAAGGAAATATCGGGAACTATTTCAGTTACCTCGAATTTAGCGACGATAAGGATATTTTTAAATCCCCGAAAGAAATTATCGAAGACCTTCTTTGTGTACCAGGTACTATAGATATAAATGAAACGATACACGAACACGGACACGTTTGGGGATCCGTACACGAAAATTATCTTGGAACGGATACGGACCATTACGATAAAATCATGGATAGTTTAGTACACGCCGATCTATACGATACGGAACTTTATAAAGGTGAATGGGATTTCATGCCTTACTTTGTTTTGAACGCTATAAAGATTCCTAAAATTTACATGAAAAACCTACTCGAGAAAGATGCTATTCGACCGGGAAGTGCATGGACAAAATACGGGAACCAGAAAATGCGTGAACAGAAAATTCGAAGTATACAGGTACGTTCACATACAAATATGAAACACCACGAATTCATGCTTTTACGTGAATATGCACAAAAAGGTGACGTTTCGATGTTTAGTGAATATAATTTAACACCCCAAGATTTTGATGTTATGAACCATTTAGGTTTACACAATAAACTGAAACAAAGGGAAGTGACGAAAATCAAAAAACTTATTAAAGACGTGTGTACAGAATAATTAAATGAGTACCGAAGAAGAAAACGATTTTAAAATATCTCGAGTCATTGGTAATGAAATCTTTTATTACGGGGAAATTACCGATGTAGATATCCTTGAGTTTATCGAAGATTTTAAGAAACTCGAAATAGATCTTCTTAAAAAGAAGGCTGAACTTATTGGGTATGAACCCGTCATATATTTTCATATATGTAGTGAAGGCGGTGATTTGTTCTCGGGGTTAAGTGCCATGAACATTATCGAGAAGTCACGCGTTAAAGTTGTTACCATAGCACAAGGCGTATGTTGTTCCGCCGCGACGTTTCTTCTTTTGGGTGGTCACGAACGTCGTATAGGTAAGAATGCACACGTACTTATACACCAAATATCCACGAACGGGTTCTGGGGAAAATACGAAGAACTCAAAGACGAAATGAAATCGTGTGATAAACTCATGGATATGGTTACAAAGACGTATA